AATAGAAAGGATATATCGGATAAATTATTATTTGATATTTTAAAATCCTTTAATTGGGATGCTAAAAATTTATCCGCTGATACAAAATTATGGGAATATACATTTGGTAAAGATTCAGAGGGTAATATAAAAAATACCAAAACAGGCAAAGCTAGAACATACGAAGTTTGGAGAAGAATAGCAAATAATTTACCTTATTTATTAAAACACAAAGGAACTCGTAGAGGAATTTATGCATTACTATCTTGCTATGGTATTCCTTCATCAAACCTTTCAATTTTAGAATTTGGTGGTCCAGAAGTAACCAACACAACTAAGAGTAAATTAGTATATGATAATGTTACCACTGCTCTTAAATTTAATAATGGAGCAGCAATAGAATTTGAATGGAAAAACACAAATAAAAACAGAAAGCCAAATACTATTGAATTATTTGTAAAACCTTCTCAAAACACAAATTATACTGTAATTAGTGGTAGCGGATGGAATGTTGGATTACAAGCATCTACAACATCATCATATGGAAATGTTGTATTTAACTATAATACTACAAATGCAATATCATCATCATTATTACCAATATACAATGGTAAATTCTTTGGTATTTCAGTAAGTAGTGGTTCTGATGGATTAAAATTAGATGTAAGACAATCTGAAAAGGAAAGAACTATATTTGCAGAATCTATTTCATCTTCAGCAGCAACTGATTGGAATAATGGTTCTAAAATTAAATTAGGTGGTTCTTATGTAGGAAGCGTTGATGAGTTTCGTTTGTGGTCTGAAGTATTAAATACTGATAGATTTTACGAACACGTTTCATTCCCAGAAATGATTAATGGTAATCATATTTCATCTTCAACCGATGATTTATATTTCCGTTTAGATTTTGAATACCCAAAAAACTTAAACCAAACGGCATCACTTTTGAATGTTGATGCAAATGTTTATTTTAGTGGAAGTTTAACAAGAAATGATTATGAAAATATACCAGCATTATCAGGATCACTTTATTCAGAAAATACATCTCCATTATTATATGCAACCGCGAGTGGATTTTCATCTATTACAACATATCCATATAATTTTGAACCAATAGAAAGAACGGTATCATTAGAAATTCCAAATATTGGTTCTAGTAGATATTCTACCAATAAAATACGTTTTGAATCTCAATCGGATGTATTCGGAAATGATGTTTCTGGTGGTGTAAATTTATCTGTAAAAAGTAGAGCAACTAAAAAAGCATTTGACCAATCTCCAATAGATACCAACAGAATTGGATTATTCTTTTCACCAACAAAAGAAATGAATGTAGATATAGCTAAATCTTTTGGTGGGATAAATTTAGATGATTATATTGGCGACCCATCGGATGAATATCGTTCAACATACAAATCATTGGATAAATTAAGAAATTATTATTTCCAAAGATTTGATAATAGAGATGTATATCAATACATTAATATAATTAAATCTTATGAAAAATCTCTTTTTGAAGATATTAAAAAAATGTTGCCTGCCAGAGTAAGAGCAACTACTGGTCTTTTAATAGAACCACATATTTTAGAAAGAAGTAAAATTGAACAATCAAAACCAACGGGCGAAGAATATCAAAAAGATTCTGTAATTGATACAAGAAACCACATATTAACTATGGCGGAAAGTAATCAATACGAAACTATAATTGATTCAAATTTGAGTGAAAATTTATCAGGTGAGAGTAATCAATATTTTGGAACAATATATACGGCATCAATTGATAAAGCATACGCAGAAAGTTATCAATATGAGACACCAATTGATGTGGATAGTGATTTACAAACATCGGGAGATTATTATCAAAAAGAAGTTACCATTAATGCTGAATTGGGTGATGGAACATTTTTATCTGAAATAGATTTATATGATACTAATACAATAGTTGGACAAACGGAATACGAAAGTGTTGGTTTTGGTATATATGCACAAAGTGGTTCAGCAATAAGAACTTATTTTGATAAAGAAGGTAGAAGGGTTAAAGAAAGAGTTAAAGTTAATTTAATTACAGAAAGAAAAAGAAGAGATATATTAGTACCAAAAATAGTTACACCAAATAGACAGGCGGACCCAAGAGGAGGATATTATACATCGGCATCTTTTTATACAGAAACTCGTTTAAATATACAACCATTCTCTGGCTCATATGTACCGACAGTAGCAGGGGATATTATAGATGTAAAGCCTGTTAGTGGATATTTAAAAACTCACTACAAAAATACATCTGATTTAACAAGAGGTATGGAAAATTCTTATTATAGGGGTTCAAAAAATACGGCAGCAACTACATTAGATGGTACTCCTCCTGTTGAAACATTTACAACAAATCCAAACACATTGAGAGTAAATAAAGCAGGTAGAGATGCAAGTGAACCAATATTGGAAGTAGAATAACGGAATTCTAAAATTATTATATTTATTAACAAACGATATAAAAATACATTATGGGATATTTAAGTAATACCGAATTGACTGTGGATGCTATTCTTACTAAAAAAGGTAGAGAAAAATTAGCAGCAGGACAAGGATTAAACATTACTCAATTTGCATTAGCAGATGATGAGATAGATTATTCATTATATGAGCCAGCACACCCATTGGGTTCTGCTTATTATGATGTGGCAATTAAAAATATGCCAGTTTTAGAAGCAAATCCTGATGAGACACAGGTAATGAAATATAAGTTAGTTACACTTCCAAAAAATACTACAAGAATCCCAGTTGTAGAATTTGGTGTTCCTAACATTTCAGTAAATCAAAGAAGTGGTGAAGTATCACTTTCTCCAACTACATCTCCAGCAGGTAATAGAAATTTGGGATATACATTAGTATTGGCAAATAAAAACGCAGGTGATATTATTGGTGAGGGAGTTTCCGCAGCAGTTGGTTCAGTACCAGTATTTATTGGTGATGATGTATCTGCAACAGCAGCAATCGCTAAAGGATTAACTTTCAAATTTATTCCAAACCCATCTTTAACTTCAACTATCAGAACTACAATCACAGTTTATGGTAATGAAACAGGTGGTTCACAAACTATTCCAGTAACCGTAACATACGTTCAATCTTAAATAATATGGCAGTAATTAGAGATAATAGAGGAGCCCTTTTAGCAAGCAACTTATCACAATATTTAGCAGGTGCAGCTAACACCGCAGGTACACCTATTGATACTAACGAATTAGTTAGAATCATGAACAACTTTTTGGGACAAGGTGAACAAATTAGTGGAGATATCACTACAATTACAAATGGTATCTACAAAAAATTTGGTGCAATTGATAAAGTAACTAACAGAACTGAAATCGTAACTTCCGGAATATGGAGTGGTGATACTGGTTCTTTAAGTACCTTTTTTACATCATCTGCACAAACAGCTTCAAGCACTGCAAAATACTATGTTGAAGTTTACAATCAAAACCCATCATCAGATGGTGCAGAAGTTCAATTTTCTATAGCATATGGTGATTCTAACGGATTTGGCGCACCGACTTTAGAACAAGATGATAATTCTACAATGGCAACCAAAGCAGTTTATAATCAATTTAAAAATATTCTTTTAGATAGAGCTGATGAGTTTTTTAGTGTATATAGTGGTTCTACCGCAGGAGCACATGATTTAAAAAACTTCTACGCAATTAATGTAAATAGAGCAAGATATAAAGAAAGACTTGACCCAGGAAACTTCTCATTAAAATTAACAGGTACAACAAGAACCGTTACTCTTATTGATGATAGTGGTGGAACCGATGAAAACGTAACTACAGCTGGTAGGGTTTATAATTTAGTTAGTGGTTCATTAAACATTGGAAGTGCATTAACAGCATCTATAAATTCTTATGTAGCATCAAATAATCAGGGATATGGCTTATTCTATCCTGATATGGGTGTAATTCTTTTAAACCCAAATGCATTATCCGCATCGGTTGGAGTAGAATTAGCACCGGCATCATCATCGGTTGCAGGACAAAACCATAACTTAAATGGTTCTATAAAATTATTAAAAACAATCGAAGCAGGTGCAGATTTCCAAGCTCGTAGAACTGAAAACGTATCAACATCTCATTTCTTCGTAAGAGCAAATAACAGAGAATTTAATTTCTCAAATAATCCAACATTCGTAACAGGTTCTACAGGACAATTTTCAGTATCAACATTTGAAAGAGACCCTAAAGTATACATAACTACTGTTGGTTTATATGATGATGCTAACGAGCTGTTGGCAGTTGCAAAAGTATCAAAGCCGGTCGAAAAGTCATTCGACAAAGAAGTGGCTATTAAAGTTAAATTAGATTTCTAATAGAGAATAACCAACAGATTAGTAAAACCCAGCCCCGTAAGGTTGGGTTTTCTTTTAGGTAGATATTTATATGTGATATGTTAAAAAGAATACCAAAATCAGATATTAGTATAAGACCTTTTAAGGCTTATAAAAGATGGGCGTTCAACGATAGTGATGGAAAATTACAATTGTATGAAGCAAACGCGACATCTAGTGTATCTTCATCAAATTTTCCAAAAAATTCAATATACGGCCAATTAAGAGCACAATTTTACAATGATAATGTAGATAATCCATTTTTAAGGTTTGGTAATAAAAGTACAAACTACGCAACAGGATTAGGTGCAGAGAGATTTATGACCGGTTCTGCAAAAGTAATTTCTATTCCACAAATATATGTTGGCGAAGGAATTAAAAAAGGTTCTGTGACATTAGTGGATAGTGCTGGTACTTTTAGAGATGATTCAAACGGAAATTTAATAGGTGCGCAAGGGGATGTTATAAATTTTTCTATATTCAATAATAATAATAGTACGGATAGTATTTTTACAGATATTTTAAATACATCATATACCGTAACGGTTACGAATATAAACTTTAATACCAATACTGTTGTATTACGATATTTGGGAGAAGATTATTCAGCAAATTTAGTATCTTTTAATGTAGAGAATAATGGTGAAATGATTGTTGATAATTTTGTATTTTTAGATACTGCAGCAGGTAGTGATAAAATTGGAAATATATTTTACAATCAAGGTTTAGTTGTTTTAACTAAACAGCCGGAAACAAGATTGACGGGCAGTTGGGACATTTCTTTTAAATCTACAAAAACAATTTATGAACATGAGTATTTACTTATTGTAAATCCAGATGAATTTAATTTCTCTCAAAACCCATCAGCAGTTAAAGATGTTGGATTTGAATATACAAACATAACAGGTAGTGATGGAAGATTATACAAAGTAAATACAAAATCAGGTTGGGTTTGATGATTGGGAAATAAGTAGTTCAGTAGATACCACAGGTTCGTTCCTAACACCATATACTACAACCATTGGATTGTATGATGATGATATGGATTTAGTTGCAGTTGCAAAATTACCACAACCAATTAAATCAGAACCTGACTTTCCTGTAAACTTTATTGTAAGATTTGATATTTAATTTATATTTATAGTAAAAGAAAAACTATGGCTAAAAGTATTTTAGAAATATACGACGAACAAAAAGCAGCAATTGGCGTTGATAAAATTTCATTTGACGCGGGAGTAAATGCAAAAACTCCATATACTACAAATGATTTACAAAAAGCAGATGAGCAAGTTTTAACCGCTGCAAAATTCAAAACAGGTAGAGGTGGAGAAGTTAATGAAAAAAAATACTCCGATACCGTAAAGAGATAATTTTAATGACTAAAAAAGTTACAAAAAAGAAAGCCAACTCTAAATGGGTTGCAAAGAAGCATGGATTTAAGTCAGGTCTTGAAGAAAACATTTCCCAACAAATCGAAGGTAAAGGAATTAAAGTTGAGTATGAAACAGAACAGGTTCCTTATATTGTACCTGCTAGTGAACATAATTACCACCCTGATTTTCGTTTACCTAATGGGATTAGAGTAGAAACAAAAGGTAGATTTGTTCTTGCAGATAGGAAAAAACATCTGTTGGTAAAAGAACAACATCCAGAATTAGATATCCGTTTCGTATTTACAAACTCAAAGAATAAAATCAGTAAAAAATCCAAAACCACCTATGGAATGTGGTGTGAAAAGCATGGATTTAAATATGCAGACAAAGAAATACCAGAAGAATGGTTTTTAGAACCATAAAAATTTGGTAATATCAAATATTTGTCGTATGTTTGTTAGGTGTTGAAGCAGACTGATAAAAATATCGTTGTATCCACGCTATCTAATGCGTTGGGTAGTTACTCTACATTAAAAGGTAACGAACTAGCATTTTATTGTCCGTTTTGTAATCACCATAAGCAAAAATTACAGGTAAATACCGAAACTCAAAAGTGGCATTGTTGGACTTGTAATAGTGGTGGTAAGAAATTGACATCCCTACTTCGTAAACTTGATGTCGACAGGAAAACTATACCCATAATCAGAGAAATATACGGAGATAGTAATTGGACACCACAACAAGAGGATGCCGATACAAAGGTATTCATTTCCCTTCCAAAAGAATTTATTAGTTTAGCAGAAGAACCCAAAGGATTTAATCCTGAATATAAAAATGCTATGTATTATCTCACTCAAAGAGGTATTACTATAAAAGATATAAT